TCAAGCGCATTCCACGCCGAGATCAACCCGTTAGCGATCGCCCGGCCGATCGCTGCCGCAGCGGTGCCGATAGCCGCCACATAGTTACCGAGCGTCTGCACGATGTAGGAACCGATGCCGCCGATCAGATCCCGCAGCGCCACTATGACCCGCTTAGCGCCTTCCCAGACCCGATCCCACTTGCCCGTAAGGATCCCGGCGACGATATCGACAATGCCCCGGATGATGCCGATCAGCGACCCGAACACGGTCTGCACGAACTGCACAACGGCCCGGATCTGCCGCATAATGATCGGGCCGAACATATCCCACGCCGCCCGTATGAGCTTGATCACCGCCCGGACGATATCGACAATGCCGGCGAAGATGGGTCGGATCTGCGGCAGGATCCGTTTCCACCATTCCACAATGACCCGAGCTACCAGCTTCACCGCCGGGATCACATGCTCGGTAAGGAGATCGATGAAGCCGAGCACCACCGGCATGAGCACGTTACCGAGCGTCACCTTCGCATTCTCCCAAGATGCGGAGAGCTGCGCCGACCGGCCGGCCAGGGTGTCGGATTCCCGAGCGAACTGTCCCGCAGCGTCCGTCGATTGGCTCATTATCAGGGAAGCCGTCGCCATAGCTCGAGCTTGTTGGTCGACCTCGGTTGTGGTGTCAGCGAGACCGAGCCGCACCGCCTCGGCGGTCACCTCGGATTGCCGGAGGTTGAGCAGGAACCGCTCAGCCGGGTCGGCTTCGCCCCGGAACGCCGACCCCAAAGCAGACACCGCATCAGCCGTTGAGCCACCGTAGGTAGCGGCGAGATCAGCCGCCCGATCGATCATCTCATCGGTGCGGCCGGCGATCTCCCGCATAGGCACCCCGGCAGCCTTGAGCTGCCCGCCGAGCTGCGTAGCGAAGGTCCGGTATTCGGTGGCTGATAAACCGACCGCCGACGCTGCGCCCTTGGCGTCTTTCTCGACCTGTTTGGAGAACCGGCCGAACACCGCCTCGACACCGCCGACCGCCTGCTCAGCCTCGGAGGCTGCGCCCACTACCTCCCGGCCGAACTGCACCACCTGGTCGACCGCCAGGCCGACCCCGAGCGCACCAGCGGCCGCACCGAGACCCCGCCCGAAGCCCCGGAGCCGACTGTTCACCTGGTCGATGCCCCGGGTCGCTGCCCGTACATCGGACACCAGCCGGAGCGTCAGGGTGCGCCCGGAATCACCGGCCATTAGTGAGACCCCTCCCGGGCAGCCTTCGACAGCACCACGTCGAGCGCATCTAGGTAGGTATCGGTGATCCAGCCGCCCTCGGCCCGGACCGCCGGGTACAGGAAATAGCCGGAGCGGCCCCGGTGCGGCTCAAACTGCGTCTGATACGTGCCACCGAACTCGGTGCCCCAGAACACCGCCCCCGCCGGCACCGACCGGCCGGTGAGCTGCACCGGCACAGAGCCGCCGGCGGCGATCGACGGGGTACGATCACGCCGGACCCGCATCGAGCCGGCGACCGCCTGCGCCCGGCGACCCTGCGCCCTCGACCGGGCAGCGGTCAACACGTGGTCGGCTATCTCGGTTGATGCGTCCCGCAGCTCACCGGACAGGTTCTTATCGATCCGGGAGAGCGCCCGCAGCGCAGCGTTGAGATTGGAGATATGGAGACCCTCGGCGGTGGCGGTCGGCATCGGTCACCGGCCCCGGTGCCGGGCACGAGCGGCCCGCTTGATCTCCCGCTGCTCACGCACCATATACGCCGAGAACACCGCCACCACCTCGAGCGGTAGCGTCGTCGCCTCGGTCGGTGTCATGCGCCAGAAGCGGCAGAAGCCGGCGAGCTGCCAGAGCTGCTCCCGCTCAGAAAAGGGTCGGTGTCGTCACCCTCGGACTCGACCGCCTCGAGCTGCTCGGTGCATGCCTTGATCCGGGCGCCGATCTCGGAGGGTGCCACCTCAGCCAACCAATCATCGAGACCGACCGAGGTGCCCGAGCACCGCCACGCCACGATCGCTATCGCCTCTTGAGGATGCTGCTCGAACGCATCGACACCGAGCCTGCGTTCCACGTCGATCAGATCACCCCACGCCACCTGCCGGGCGGTGTATGCGTTAGCCGTCACGCCGGCACCGCCTCCGCCTCGGTCGACCGCTTGGAGCGGCTCGAGGTGCTCGAGCTGCTCGAGGTGTCCTCGGTGCCGGCGGTCTCGAGGGTCACCGGTGCGGCCACGATCTCCGGTGTCGAGCGGAGAGCATGCGTTGTCGACGCCTCGATCGGTGAACCCGGCTCCCATGAGCCGGCCAGACCGGGATTGACCGGCAGACCGATGGTGCCTTGCCACGCCTTCGCTGATGCCGCCGACACCATGAGCGTCAGCACCACGTCCGAGCCGACCAGCGGCGACAGCACCCCGTAGAGATCATCACCGGCGACCGAATCGTGAGAGGATTTCCAATCAATCGACACCTCCCACGTAGTGACACCCTCAGCCTGCCCGCCGGGATTGCAGAACGTCGCCAGATCGGCAGTGTCGGTCGATGGGGAAATCTCCGCTCGAGCGACCCAACACGACACGTCGACCGGTGTGCCCGGTGTCTCACCGGCAACCTCGAGGGTCGCCACCGGACGCTTCAACACGATCGGACCGCTCACCATCACATCACCTCATTCACTAGAGAAGGCTGCCGGGTCGGCAGCCGCCGATAGGTTGACCGTTGCGGCGAGGATCTCGACCCCATCGGGCAGCGACAGCACCACCGGCTGCTCGACCGTCTGCCACCCCACCGCCTCGAGGTGCTCGAGACCGGCGATCACGAGCTGCACCAGCCGGTAAAGCGACCCCAACCGATCGTCGGTCGATGCCGGCACCACACACACCGCCCGGAGCCGGTGCCCCGCACCGCCGAACACCCCCGACGCCTCGAGCCACGGTGCCCCGGCGGTGATCACTATCGCCCGGCCGGCCGGGAGGGTCCGAGTCGGTTCGGCATACACCGACACCGCCAGCGGTGACGCATCGGCGCCCGATTCGGTCGCTGCCCGGCGGATCGCCTCGGCCACCTCGAGCCACAGCATCACCCGGTCCCGAACTGATGCCGGTAGCCCCGCAGGAACCGCACATAGATCGGGTTATCCCGAGCCACGTACAGCGCACCGATATCGACCATGCCGGCGATACCGAACGGTGCATCGACCGACCGGATCGCCTGCACCGCCAGATACCGGGCAGCGAAGAACAACGCCTCGGGCACCTCATCCTCGAGGATCTCGGCCCCGGTATCGGTGATCACCTGGTCCCGGGCAGCGGTCACCGCCTGTTGAAACGTGACCTCGAGACCCGGTGTAGCGCCCGGCTCGAGACCGAGAGCGACCCTCAGATCATCGGTGTCAGGCCACGTACCCATCGAAGCTCCCCGGAGCCGATCGCCCCTATTCCGAGCTACGTGCCCGGCCGGCCGGCGCCACGAACTCACGGATCCCGGCCGGGATCCGAGCCACGACAAGCGACCGACCGATGATGCCGATGTCCCGGCCCATCAGCTCCACGTTGTACGCCTCGACCCTCGAGGGTCCACCATCGACACCGACCGCTGCCCGGGCATTGCTCAGAATCGGATTGGTGAGACCCGCCGAATTGAAGATGCGGAACCCGCCGCTCATGGTCAGCTCGGCAGCGGTGACCCCGGCACCCGGACCCTCCGCATTGCTCGGCCCCACCGGAGCGAACATGCGCCGACCCGTCGAGTCGGACAGAGCGATCACCGCCGGCCACAACGCATCGGGCACCGCCAGATAGTCGGCCGGCTGCCCGGTTGCCTTCCGGACCTCGATCGATTGGGTCGCAATGGCGGTTGCGAACGCCTCGAAATCGGCCACCGGCAGCACCCCGACCGCCACCCCGGCAGCGCCGAGCACCTCGGCAGCGTACGCCTCGGTGGCCTCTGCGTAGCTCGAGAGCAGATCATCCCAGACCAGCTCGATACCGGCCGGTTCGGCGGTGGCGATCCACTCGAGCGCCACATCCACCGCACCATCGAACCATTGCGCCTCGAACGGTGCGGTCGTCGTCACCATCGCCCGACTGTTAGCCGGATCTTTCTGCCCGGTTCGCTTGGCGACGAGCACGTGCTGGGTGATGGTCGGGATCCGCACAAACCCCGACGCCGGCATGCTGATCGGCCCGAGCGAAGCGAACAGCGGCCGGCGAGTGTCGAGCACCGACACGAGCTGCTCGCCCAGGAGGTGCTCGACCACGAACCCGGACATATCACCGGTGCCGCCCAGCTCCCCGGTCACGTCAGCGAGCGCCCGCAGGTTGAGCCGTTGCGACGGATCCCTTTGGTGCAGCGCCCGGATCTCGGCCCGGAACCAGTCGAGCGGTGACAGCACCGGCGCCGAGGGTGCCGGCGCCGACCCGGCGATATACCGTCGCACGGTGTCCTCGAGGGTGCCCATGCGGTGACGCAGCTCGGGCAGATCCGGGGTGTCCGGATCATCCGGTGCCGGCGGATCGGGCGGTGTCGGCGGATCGGTCACCGCCGGCTCGAGGATGGCGGCTGCGGTCGGTTCGGGCATGGTCGGTCTCCCATCGGTCGAGTCGGATTCGGGCAGAGCGGTACGGACAGCGAGCACCACCGCATCGGGGTACGCCCCGACAGCGGTAACAGCGGCATGGTCGAGATAGGCAGCGGTGATCACCTCGGCACCATCGGCGCCCCGCCGGGCACCTCCGGGCATCGGTGCGTAACCGATCGACAGATCAGTGAGGATCCCCGAGCGCACCAGCTCGAGCAGCTCATCACCGGCAGCGGTGGCAGCGACCCGGAACCGGCCATAGAGACCATCAGCCCGCTCGGTGACCTCGACCGCTGCGCCGACCGGCACCGGGCGCCCCACCGCTGCCGGGTCACCGGGTCGAGACCGTGCCGAGGGTGGGTGCTCGAGGTACAGCCGGACCCGTCGAGGGTGCGCCACCGCATCAGCGAACGCACCCGGCTCGAACCGTTCCCGGTGCCCGCCGGCCGGGATCGTCACCCCGTACGGTACGAGCCGGCCGATCAGCTCCCGCTGCTCGCCTTCGGTGCGCAGCTCGAGGTGCCCGGCCGGCTCGAGCAGGGTGCCCTCGAAGCCGGACGGCTGCCGATCCTCGAGCGCCTCGAACCGGCCGGTCACGTTGGCACCTCGAGGTACGGGTCGGGCACGGTGGCCCTCGGCGGTGCCGGTGCGGTGATCGGCGCCGGACCGCCGAGACCCTCGGATGCCCGCACCTCGGAGATCGACACCCAACCGCCCTCGACCCCGAGCTTCCACGTCTCCCACCGGGTCGGCATATCGGCTCGGAACAGCTCATCAAGGTCGAACCGGACCGCCCACCCTCGAGGCAACAGATCCGAGAAAGCCGCCTCGACCGGCGCCAAGTACATCGGCGCCAACGTCACCGAAGCGAACTCGAGCTTGACCTGCGCCACGTTCTGATAGGTGAGTGACGACCCGGACAGCTCAGCGAGTAGCAGAGCGCCCGGGATCCCGGCGAGTCGAGCAACCTCGGTCACGCCGTAGCGCCGGGTCTCGAGTAGTTGCGCCTCGGCCGGGGTGAGCTGAATCGGGCGGTAACGCAGACCGTACGGGGTGACACCGGGCGCCCCGGGATTAGTCCGCCGGGCGGTGACCCATTCTTCCCGCAACCGACCCGCCTCCGCAGCCGTTAGAGCTTGGTCGGTTTCGAGCACCGCCGGCGGTATCCCGCCCGCTTGATACACCGCCACCGCATACGCATCAGCGGCGAGTAGTGACGCCAACGCCGGCGAGTCACGCCACGTCGAACCCCGCAGCTCACCGACCCTCGGTGAGAGCCGAATATGAGCAATGTCCCGCCCCGGTTCCAGCTCGAGATCCCGCCACGAGTACCGGCGCCGGGTCCGGTTCTCATTCCAAGAGACATGCACCTCGGCCGGCTCGAGCACGGTCGCCACGGTCGGATGCCCGTCGATATCGGCGGTGAGCCGCCAGAAGGCATCACCGGTGTCGACCAGCGACGCTATGGACTCATGCACGAAATCGTACGGTGTAGCGAACGGGTCCGGCCGGGCAGCGACCGGTGACCGAGGTTGCGCCGGCCGACCCTCGAAATAGGTCACCAATGAGAGCTGCGCCACGATCGACGGGATCAGCGCCCGGGCACGTTCGACCGCCCCGTTTAGTGACCGGCCGCCGAGGTGACCCATGACAGCGGCGAACTGCGCCTCGATCGGGAACGCCTCCGGGGTGACTCGATCGAGCGCCCGGTGCCGGACCCCCGGCGACCCGGGCGCCCGGTCTGCACTCTCCCCATGCAGCCGATCCAGCCAGCGAGGCAAACGCACTCTCCCCATGCGTCGAACGCCGAACTACAGCCGGGCACCCTAGTCAACTCACCCTACCGATGTCAACTGGCCCACGAGCTCAACCGTTGAGCCGCTCAGCGGCGATCTAACGGCTCGAGGGTGCCCGGCCAGTGTCCGATACCGGACCGCACTAAGCAGCCCGTTAGCGGTGAGCTGATGCGGTCTCCGGGCAGGCTGCGGTGATCGGCCACCCCATCCCGGCCGGCTACGATCCGGGAGATCTCGAGGGTCGACCCCCTGGCCCCTGGACCCTCGAGCCAAGAGACCCACCCTCGGCCCTCGAGGGTGGGTCTCTAGCTTGGTAAACCGCCGGTGGCAGCGGACCGGATCGACGTTGGGGAGAGTGAGCCGACCCGCTGCCCCGGCGCCTTG